AGCAGCAATAGAATATGATCGCATGAAAAAACTCAAATGGATGTACTACAATGGCAAACTAGACCAAGAAGAATTAGATAAACTTGGTTGGGAACCATTCAGATTTACATTGAAGTCAGATATACAAGTTTATCTTGATGGCGATGATGACCTCAATAAACTCAAAAGAAAAAAATCCTATCACGAAGAAACAGCCAAGTTTTGTGAAAACGTTATGAAAGAACTCAATGCAAGAACATATCAATTGCGTGCATACATGGATTGGGAGAAGTTCATACAGGGTGCAAGATAATGGGAATTATAAAAGAAATTAGAGAAGAATCTAAATTTACTAAAATGCCATTTGGTAAGTATAGGGGATATTTCATAAAAGACATTCCTATTGGTTATTTGGAGTGGGCTAAAGATCAGTTAAGTGATGAGGGTTTGCGCTGGATGTGCAGAATTGAATATGAGAGAAGAACATTAAAAAATAATGTGCGACGTAAAGATAGAAAAAGTAAATAACATTTATGTACAGGTAAATGCTGATGATGGTATCTTGCAAGAGATGTCAGAATTTTTTACATTCTCGACTCCAGGCTATCAATTTTCACCAGCATTTAAAAATAAATACTGGGACGGAAAGATTCGACTGTTAAATCTAAATACAAGGCAAATCTATCTTGGTCTTGTACCGTATATTAAAAAGTTTTGCAAGGACAGCAATTATACCTGCGAGTATATCGATGAAGAAAAGGAAATCTACCCGATTGACACGAAAAATTTGGCAAGTGCTTTATCACTTCCAATGGAGCCGAGAGATTATCAGTATCTCGCTTCTAGCGTCGGACTTACGAAGAAAAGAACTGTACTCATTTCACCTACAGCGTCAGGAAAATCATTAATCATCTATATGATGATTCGCCACCTGTTGAACACAGGTAAGAAGCGCGGATTGCTGATTGTCCCTACGATCAATCTCGTCACTCAGATGCATAGTGACTTCAAGAACTACTCATCTGTCAATGGATGGGATGTAGAGAAATACTGTCAGAAGATTTATGGTGGCGAGAGCAAGATACCTGATAGCGATCTTGTAATATCAACTTGGCAATCAATCTACGAGATGCCAAAGAAATACTTTGCGCAGTTTGATTTTATCATCGGTGACGAAGCACATACATTCAAAGCCAAGTCACTGACTTCTATCATGACCAAACTCATCAACTGTGATGTGCGTATTGGCACGACAGGTACACTTGATGATAGCAAAGTAAATAAGTTAGTTCTTGAAGGATTGTTTGGTCCAACGTTCAAAGTTATTTCCACCAAAGAACTCATTGAACGTAAACAACTCGCAAATTTTAATATCAAGTGTATAGTGTTAAAATATCCTGAGATAGTTTGTAAAACGATCAAAGGATTTGCTTATCCAGACGAGATGAATTTTTTGACTCAACACGAAGGTCGAAATCGTTTTATCACTGATCTTGCACTAAACCTTAAAGGTAATAGTTTAGTTTTATTTACTTATGTAGAAAAACACGGTAAACTATTATATGAATGGATAACTGAAAAAGCAAATGGTCGAAAGGTATTCTTTATTCATGGTGGAGTTGAAGCAGAAGATCGCGAAGCAGTGAGACATATCACTGAACAAGAAAACGATGCGATTATTGTAGCGAGTTATGGAACGTTCTCAACAGGTGTTAATATCCGTAACCTACATAATATTATATTCTCTTCACCAACAAAGAGTAAAATTCGAGCATTGCAGTCTATCGGTCGTGTATTGCGTCTAGGTGAAAACAAAGAAGCAGCCACGTTGTACGATATCGCTGATGATCTGCGTTATGGACCTCATACAAATTTTACATTGAAACATTATGAGGAAAGAGTGAAGATCTATAGCGAAGAGAAATTTCCTTTCACAACCATCAACGTAAGGATAAATTAATGTCAGAAGAATCAGAAGAATACAAACCAAAGGGTGAATTGCGATTTATTCGCTTCCGCTCCATGCCTGACGACATCATTGGATATGTAACATACAAACAAGACTACATTACAGTAGAGTTGCCATTACGAATTGAGATTGAAACTATTTTTGATGAAGGTCGACAAATTCTTGCTATGCAAGAATATCTTCCTCAATCAGTTGTCAATATTAAAGAAGTAGAATTTTACATGGAAGAAGTATTATTTGCAACTCCTGTTAAACCAGAATTCGTTGAGCAATATGAATATGTTGCTGACTTCTTCTATAATAATGAGCATAAACTAAAAGATATTAAGAAAAAACGAACAATGACTACAGACCCTACACAAGAAAATGTAGATAAAGTTGTTTCTATACTAGAAGCATTACAATCAAAGAAGGACAAACCAGTACACTAATATGGCAAAAAATCACTATATCAATAACAAAGATTTCCTGAAGGAAATGACTGCATATCGCACAGCCATTCGCAAGGCAAAGAGGCTCGGTCAACCGAAACCACAAATTCCTCGGTATGTTGCTGAGTGCTTTATGAAGATTGCTGAAAACCTTTCACACAAACCTAATTTTTTGTCATATACTTTTAGGGACGAAATGATTGCTGACGCAATCGAAAATTGTGTCATGTATGTCGATAATTTTGACCCAGCAAAATCTAGCAATCCATTTGCTTATTTCACTCAAATAGTATATTATGCATTCTTACGTCGCATTCAGAAAGAAAAAAAGCAACTGTATGTAAAGTACAAGTCTACAGAAACTGCTGGTATTCTTGATGAGTATGAACTCAATGAAAACGAAGATGGTACTTTTAGGCAGTTTGAGTTGTACGAAAACATTTCAGAGTTTATTGTCAACTATGAAAATGCTCGGAAACAAAAGAAGGCGAAGCGCGAAGGATTGGAGAAATTTGTAGATGAAGATAGCAATATTGGGTGATACTCATTTTGGTATGAGAGGTGACTCGATCGCCTTTCATAATCATTATCGTGAGTTTTATACTAAACACTTTTTCCCATATTTGGTGCAAAATGGAATTACCACCATCTTTCAGTTGGGTGACTTGTTTGATCGTCGCAAGTACATCTCTTTTCAGTCTCTTGCTCTTTGCCGCAAGTATTTTTTTGATGAATTACTTCGGCATGATTTAGAGATGCATACGTTGCTCGGCAACCATGACATCACATTCAAGAATACACTTGAAGTTAATTCTCCAGAGTTACTGCTCAAAGACTATCCAAATGTTGTAGTTTACAACGAACCAACTTCATGGCAAGGAATTGATATTATTCCTTGGATCTGTAAAGATAACGAAGCAGAAATTTTAGACTTTATCAAACGCAGCACCAATCATGTTTGCTTTGGTCATTTTGAACTGCAGGGGTTTGAAATGGATCGCGGGAATATTTGCCATGAAGGCATGGATCCTGCTACGCTACAAAAATATGATCTAGTAATGTCAGGACATTTTCACCACAAGAGCAACAGTGGCAGCATTGTATATGTTGGTACTCCAGGGGAAATGACTTGGGCTGACTATAACGATGAGCGTGGGTTTCATGTTTTTGATACTGAAACTCGCGACTTAGAATTTATTCAAAATCCATTGAAAATGTTTTATAAAATTCAATACAATGATGATGAGTTATACTACAATGATTTGATAGATGCTGACTATTCTCACCTCGCAAGCAAATATGTTAAAATTGTTGTAGAGAAGCGTAATAATTCATTCTTGTTTGATACTCTATTAGACACTTTGGCGAAAGTAAATCCATTAGAAGTATCTGTTGTTGAAGACTTCTCTGAAATTACTGATAACGTTGAGGTCGATATTGATCAGGCTGAAGACACAATGACAATTTTAAACAAATATGTTGATGGGTTGACATTGCCAGTAGAATCAGATAAAATAAAGACTGTTCTGCGTGATGTGTATACTCAAGCATTGTCTATGGAGACTGTGTGATATTCTTTTCTAAAGTTCGATACAAGAACTTTTTATCAACTGGAAACATATTCACTGAGATTAATCTCGGCGAACACTCAACCACACTTATTGTTGGTGAGAATGGTGCAGGTAAATCAACATTCCTAGACGCTATCACATTCAGTCTTTTCGGTAAGCCATTTCGTAATATTAACAAACCACAACTTGTAAACTCAATCAACGAAAAAGATTGTATTGTTGAAATAGAATTCACAATTGGTAAAATAAATTACAAAGTTGTTCGTGGAATCAAACCAAATACATTTGAGATTTACGTTGACGGTGATTTGTTAAATCAAGACGCCAAGTCTAAAGATTATCAGGATTATCTTGAGAAAGTAATTCTTAAGATGAACTACAAGTCATTCACACAGATAGTAATTCTAGGGTCAACCAATTTTACTCCATTTATGCAGTTGTCTGCTGCTGATCGTAGAACAGTTATTGAAGATCTACTAGATATTCAAATCTTTAGTTCTATGAATGTGATTGTAAAGAATAAACTGCATACTCTAAAAGACGAAGCAACACAACTAAAGATTCAAATTGATAACACCAAAGATAAAATTGATCTGCACAAGAAACATCTAGACGAACTAAAGAAAAACACAAAAGAAATTGTTGATGCAAAGAAACAAGAAATTGAAGAGAATCGTACTTCATTGCATCAGTTACAAGTTGAAGGAAGTCAAAAAGAAAAGCAAATCGATGATCTAGTTTTTCAAGTATCAGATGAAGAGTTTACAACAAAGCGTTTTAATAAACTAAACAATCTTGAAGCCAAGATCGAAGGGAATATCCAGAAACTCGAGAAAGATATCGAGTTCTATTCTGTAAATTCGACTTGTCCAACCTGCGATCAGGCTATCAATAATAAAGAAGAAAAAGTCCACACATGCAACAATAAAATTACAGAACTGAGTAAAGGATTAAAGAAACTAAAGGAAGAAAACGATGCCGTTCTACAGCGAATCAATACCATCAAAGCAACTCAAAAAGAACTCAAAACTTTTGAACAAGATCTTGTGCGGATCAATACTTCTCGTAGCCAAATTGGAAAATACATTAAGAAACTTGCTGACGAGATTACAGAAATAGAAAACAAACCAGCCATGAGCGATGAGTTCAAAGCGCAATCAAAAGAGTTACTCAACGCATTACAAACATTCAACGAAAAAAGAAAAACGGTATCTGAACAAACACAACATTATGATATTGTCGCGCAGTTGCTTAAGGATGGCGGGATTAAGTCGAAAATCATTAAGCAGTACGTGCCAGTTATAAACAAACTGGTAAATAAGTATTTGGCTGCGATGGACTTCTTTGTCAACTTCAACATTGACGAGGAGTTCAAGGAGACCATCAAGTCTCGTCACCGAGATGATTTCAGTTATGAAAACTTCTCAGAGGGTGAAAAGAAACGTATTGATCTAGCACTGTTGTTCACTTGGAGGTCGGTCGCCAAACTAAAGAACAGTGTCAATACCAATCTTCTCATCTTCGACGAGGTCTTTGATGGTTCTCTTGACATCAATGGCACTGAAGAATTTATGAAGTTGATAAATATGTTTGCTGATAATACAAACATCTTTGTGATCACTCACAAGACTGATCAGATGGTTGATAAATTTAAACACACAATTCGATTTGGCAAAGTGAAGAATTTCTCACAGGTGATTTAAAATGGAAAGATTGGTCAAATATTACAAAGGCGATTTGATTGAATATAGCATATTCAAACTAGTTGACTTTTACGATCCAATTCTTCGCCAACCAACAATTCCATGGGATCATAAAAAGTATGATCCAAAGGAATCAGAATATTTGGGGTTCTCTCTGGCTGAAACATTACAGAAACTCGGCGGTCTTGGTTTATCAGCCAACCAAGTAGGACTACCTCATAAAATTTGTGTAGTGAATATGGGTGAACATGGAATATGGACAATGTTCAATCCAGAAATTATTGAACATGGAGAGAAATTATCTGAATACTCTGAAGGATGTTTATCATATCCTGGACTATATCTGAAACTTCCAAGATACGATCATATCAAAGTGAAGTTTCAAGCAATGTATGGTCAAGAAGTGATTCATGAGTTTGATGGATTGACTGCTGTTTGTGTTCAACACGAATTAGATCATTTGAATGGAATTGTGTATACTGATAAAGTCAGTCCAATTAAACTTGATCAAGCAAAAAGAAAAGTCAAGAAGAATCTGAAGAAGATGAAAGCATTAACAGAGTCGCGAGAGATTCTAGAAATGCAACAGCCAACACAAGAGATTGTGAAGAAACAAGAACAAACTGAGGCTGAAAAATTCGTCTATTCCACTGGTTGACGTAAGTTATTGATTTTATTCGAGTTTTTTCTATTTACGATGTGACTGTAATCAGCGACAATACTTGATTACGGTAACAATTAGGTGAGTATGAAAAAGTCCGTGAAGCGTGGCTGGCGCTCAGATTTTAGTTCAAAAACCCCTGAAATTATACGTGAAAACAATAAGCGGATTTATAATAACCTGAAAAAAACTGATCCTGTGAAGGCTGAAATCTTTAGGCAAAAATACCTGTCGTAAGTTATTGATTTTATTCGAGTTTTTACTGTTGTTTTTCTAGCCGTTTTAGGGGACAATGGTTGTATGAAAACGAATTTACAGGCTTCTAAATCGATCCTCGCCAAACTCTTGGCGAGCGAGAATATCACTGTCTCTCACCAAAATGTTCGAACGGCATACTTCGATCTCAAGAATCGCACAATGGTTCTTCCCGTTTGGAAGGACATGGATGGCGATCTCTATGACTTGCTCACAGGTCACG